GCTTCATTACTTTTTTCCCTACCAGAGTAGATACGGTGACAATATGACTCAGCATCCCAACCATAATCAAGAAAATCCTTGTACATCTGCTCTACAAGAGATGTCGTTGGAACAACTAAAAGAATTTTTTCTCCTCGGTCTACATAATATCTCACAAGAGAATAAATCATCAAAGATTTGCCTGAAGCAGTGGGGCTTATCAGTAACTTTCTATTATGCTTTAGAGCACCGTATACTCCCTCAACTTGGTATTTCCTAGGAGTGTGAGAACAAATAGAGTGCATATAATCTTTAACACCCTCATATGAAATTTTATCGTTCTCCTCAAATGGAGTTCCATAATATTTGTTATCTTCAAACTTATAACTATATCCATAGTTATCGCAGAACTGAATAATCTTATCTAACAAACCAACATAGATCTGTTTAGACCGCATATCGTAAAGGTGAATCTCTCCGTTCCAATTCCTTCCACGATACTGTGGCATAAATTTTGCATTAGGAACCTCAAACTTAAAGTGATCTCTAAGTTCGTATTCTATATGAGGTTCAGTATCAATTTTTAAAAATACTTCGTTTGATTTAAATATCACAAGATTGGCTGATGTATCAATCACATGAGTCCATTCATCTATTAATATTTATTACATATTTTCAAACTTGTATTCTAATATTATTCTATACAAAGAATCTCTCAAGTACCAAAGGTGCTCCTGTTCCTCTGGATGTCTGGCAGGAGAACCTTCCCATTTTTCTATTCTCATTAAAACGCAGTGATGTAAGAGATGGATATCCTCTATTGTTAAATTAACTGAGTAATCATATTCTTGACTTGGTTCGAATTCTTCGTCCATTATCCTAGTCCTGAATTAAACCTCATGAATTCTATTGCGTTTTTGATTTGATAAGTTCTATTAGTTATCTGCTTCAGTATGCTCTCAATATATACGAGCATCGTATCATAATAATCAATTTTTAAACATACTGTAGATAGTTTTTCGTCAGCATCAAGATACTTTTGCATTGTATCTTTATCTCTAATTTTTTTGGGGAAAGGATTTTCTACATACACCTCAGGATCAGATTTACCACTGAAGTATTCATATCTTTCGTGTCTTATATTTTTTCTTTGTTGCTCTGCTTTCTTTCTTAAAAGAAAAAGTGTATTATAAAGTTCAAAGTATTTTGCATGTAGAGAGGGGATACTTAGTGATTCGTCGTGTAGATTGTCTCTATCAATTTTTGAATCTTTTTCCCACATCTCTTGAAGTTTATCAAGATCGATCATAATTATTTTTCTATATCGTAGATAGTATACTTGAAAGAAACCTCTGCTGTAAAGTATTGATAATCATCTGAAGTGGCATCAAAATCAAGAGAAGATAGGTAATATGGATATAAATCTTTAAATTTTACCTTAAATGAAGTATTATAATTGCTGTTTAAAACTTGTAGAGTTCCATCAGAATAAAGATTCATCATGGAATTGTCTGGATTTGTGAATGTTTTATTTTCAATCTGAAGATCTCTAATTTCCTCAAGACTTTCTGGAAATCCTAATCCTCTAATCCAATTATAAACTTCTAGATAATTTTCAAGTTCTTCATCAACTAAAAATTTAAAAGTAAAATCATCAAACTCAAGTTTATCTCCAGGTATAGGAATATTTCTTAAGTATGTTGGTTGTTCTGCAATTCCAAGAGTCATTGCTGGAATATTAGCAGTATTCCCGAAAAAAGCAACTTTTGGTGCTCTATTTAAAGTAAACTTAAATCCCTGTGGAGATAAAAAATTTCTATTTTCTATCTGACTGTCATAGGGACTTCTTGTACTATCCGCCATCTTTTTTTAAATATTTAGATAAAAAAAGGGAGTCCGAAGACTCCCTTTACACTTCCTTCACACGTAAGGAAATTATATCACATGAGGTTCTTAACAGCAACTCTTCTGTAGTAGCGGTTTTGGTTGACGTGAAGTGCGCCAAGGCCTTGGCCAGTTCCTTCAGCAAATGGGTTCGCGACGAGGCCGTAGCGCGTCTTGAATCCAATTTTGGGCTGGAAGGAGTTCTCACCAACAGCACGAACCATCTGAAGAGGAACGTATGGGCAGTAGAAGATACCTGCGTCATAAGGGGAAGTACCCTTATAACCAACGACATAATACTGGTTACCTGGGGTTGCGTTACCCGCAGTCAGGTTTGCAGAATAAGGATCGATGTATACTCTATACTTGCCTTGGAGAACACCAGCAAAGGTGCTACCAGTATCATCAACGTTAAGGTTAGCGTTGAGTGCAGGGGTGTAATCAAGCACACCAGCCATGGTTAATGCAGACGCAACGTCAGCAGAACACATGATGATGTTGCCCTTTCCTCTACGAGTTCTTTGTGCGATTGCGTTCGCATCTCTCTCGATTTGGAAAAGAAGTCCTTTGAACTTCTCAACACTCCATCTACCGTTAGAGTCAACGTCTAAGTCGAATACACCAGCAGTAGAGGTGTTTTGTACAGCACCTTGTTCAGCAACCTTATAGATGGTTCTGATGACTTCTCTGTTGATTTCCGCAAGGATTTCAGTAGAGAGGATGTTAGCAAGTTCTGCTTCAGCATTCAGTCCGTGAATTGCCTTCAGATCCTGTGCGAGTTCTAAGGAGTACTCAGCCTTCAGGGCTCTGGACTTCGCGGTTACAGTGACTTTCTCAATCGAGAATGCCATCTGGTTGAATGCATCACCTGCAGTTCCATCCAGTTTCTCAGCATCATCGGTACGCATACCTTGTCCAACGTTAAATCCGTTGGAGTTGGCACTACCTACAGGGTTGAGGACAGAGGGGTTCGAACCATCTTGGCTCGTAGTACCCATACCAGCAGTTCCATCAGAGAATCCGTTCTCTAAATCGCGGCCAGCGTCCTGGCCAGAGAATGCGGAATCTGCTTCGTTGTAGAACGACTCGCTTCCAGACTGGTTCTGATAGCGTGAACGCATCGCAAAGATGAGTCCAGTAGGTCCACTCATTGGTTGAACGCCAGCCAGATCATATGCGATCAGGTTAGGCATAGAGCGTCTGATCAAGGAGATCAGAACGGGATCGAAACCAGCAGTAGGGCCTGCAGCTGCGGAGGATCCAGAGAATCCACCATTACCAACGTTCATCGTTGGTTGCTCGTTAAGCATACCACCTTCGTTGAAGGAAGATTGCTCGCGGAGGAATTTTTCTTGGTTTTCAAGCAGGACAGCGGTTACAGCCTTACGATGAGGATCCTTGATACTATCAAGTCCTTCATACTCTAGAAGAGGCTTCCACTTTTCCTGCAATTGTTCAGATTGAAACATTTGCTTTTTACCTTAAGTGTTTAATTTACAGTTTGAATAACATTAAATTCAATTACTTGCTAAAAGTACCCAGAGTCTTCAGGTATGCATCCATTGAACCAGTAATAGTATCTGGGGCGGAGGCTACACCTTCGGAAAGGGTTTCAGTTTTAGCAGTAGAGGGAGTTTTAGAGGCGAAATACGACTCTTTAATTGTCTCCAGCTTTTCACGATATTGATCTTCACTTTCAAACTCTACACTTTCAGCAAGTGAAGCAAGCTTCTCTTTCTGAGTAGACGCAAGTCCTTCAGAAACATCATCCAAGATACCGTCAGCAGTTGCCTCTGAGAGACGACTATTGAGTGAGATATTCTTTTCAATCTGCTCATTGAGTTTGGTTTCCATATCATCAAGTTTTTCTACCATGCTCTCAAGTACATCATACTTATCTTCAGGGATTGATACATAATGTTCTTCAAATAGACCCTTCATTCCTTCAAGGAATGATTCAGTCATTTCAGACTTAAGTCCAGATTCAATAGCAAGAGCATTTTCTTGGAACCACTCGTCAGAAACATACTCAAGATAAGAATCAACACGTTCAGCGAGTGATTCTTTTGCTGCTTCGATTTCCTCAGCAAGTTTCTCTTCGTATTTTTCTTCTAGGGTTCCCTTAATTTCAGCAACCTTAGAATTGATTGCTGCCTCAAAGATGGTTTTTGCCTTTTCTTTGAATTCTTCGGAGAGTTCTTCGCCGCCGAGAAGAGCATTAACATCTTCTTCGACGTTGTACTCGGCAACGACTTCTTCTTCAGTTACTTCTGCAACAACTTCTTCAGTAGAGGTTTCCTCTTCTTCAATAGTTGCTTCAGTTGAAACTTCTTCTTCTTTCATTGCCGGCACTGCTTTTGCATTTACAACATCTTTAACTTGCTTAAGTGTCCCGCCAGGAGTCTTCAACTTTGCTGAATCATCATCTGGTTTGTAATTCTCGGGGGTGGGCCCCCCAAGATCTTCATATGAACCAGCGACTGAAGTATCCATAGGATCTGCAGGCCTTGCTCCAGCATTTACAGCGGTGCTAGATTGCTGTGTCTTTACTTCCATTTCTTGTAATTTTTTTCCACGAGACATGTAAACTCTCCGATTTTCCGTTTTTTAAAACTATATTTATTTATAAATTATAATATTTTATATATTATTTAGGAAATCATTAAATAAATTTAATTTCTTCTCATCCAATTGTTTTTGGGTAACAAGAGTATTAATTTGTGCATATGTTTTTTGTGCATATTTTTCACGAAGAATACCTCCATCCCATACCCAATCTTTTCCTTCCATAATTCCCTCAACAAAAGCATCAGGTGCAGAAGGATCGGCAACGATATCAGCAGCAGTTGCTAACATAAAGTCGTCACCGACAATGTTAATACCTTCTCTCGTCATTTTGAGAGATCCGATACCACGAGAAGAAACGCCAAGTTTAACTCCTTCACCGATGAGAGATTCTGCAATCTTACCCATAGGGGTACTTAGAATTTTTGCTTTACCAATAAAATTAGATCCATTCTCTCTCAAAGAAACGATCTTATGAGATACACGATCTAAATTAACTGTTGGGCCATCAGGGTGTCCAAGTTCACCAAGTGCTCTACCTGCCTGAACATGATTTTCAGTATAACGAGAAACTTCCTTACGGAGAGTTTCCATAGGATACATTCTACCATTACGGTTTTTAATGTTGCCCTGAAGGAATACTCCTTCAATATACATTGACTTCTTGCCGTTTTTAGATTCGACAATAAATTCTACTGATTCTATTTCTTCTCTAATTAGTTTCATCTTAGGCAATTCCTGAAGTTTGAACGGGTTGAACATGAATGGATCCGCCAGTACTATATGAAATAGCAGCAACTTTAACGGAACTAATTAATCTCGCATCAGTAGCAGTAAATGAAGTAACAATACCAGCAGTATTTTTGGTAAGTGTTACTTTAGTCATAAAGCTTCCATCATAACTGGCAGTTGTATCAACGGAAGCGACTACAACATGTGCCAAATCACTAAGATACTGTGCATCACTGATATTACTTGCTTCAAGACTTACAAATTCTCCAATACCAAATGGCATTTGAGTTCCTTCAGGACATGTAACAACTGTTGTAGTTCCAGTTGTAATTCCAATAACTTTTTGTGATGCTTTAGTGACGGCAATTCCTGCAGATGTTCCTGCAGGAATAACATAATCATTTAAAGATGCTGTTGGATCTCCACCAACTGCAACATAGGCATCAGTATTGAGAGCAGTAATTCTTAATACACTAGATGTTACTTTAATTGCATCAGTTTTTACTGAACTACCTGTAGTTGCAATACTCGACCCTAAGCCAACTGGTTTATGTGCCATTATCCTTTAAAGTCCATTTATAATAGTTATTTATTACTCTTCGGATTCGACATCAACTTCATCATCAATTTCTAATCCAGAATCATCACCAAAAAGAGAATTTGTTGCTACCGGACGAAAAGCATCTACTCTTTCCCCAGATTTTGCAAAAAGGATATCTTTAATTTGATCACTGATTTGGGAAGGAGATTCATCAGCAACAATCATATCTAAAAGTTCTTCCATTAAATTTTATACTATTTGATGACATTATTTATATTTCCCCACCATTGGGGATTTTTATTTCAGGAGCTTCTACAGAAGATTCATCCACTTCTGGTTCCAGAATAGGAGATCCTAAGTCTCCACCACTGCCAGATTGAAAAGGCATTCCCGTTGAAGGATCAATTGTTGCAGGATCTGGAATTACACCTGCTGAAATTTCTTTCTTGATCAGTGCATCCTGCTCAATAATTTCTCCATCTGTTTGTTGAAGAATATTTCTTCTTACATAATCTTGAGAATAATATTTACCAATGTAAGGTTCCGCAGTTTGAAGAAGTCCGAGTCTTTCATTCATTAATTCAGACTTTTTCAATTCAGCAAAATGATTATCATAAAGAAAATCATATTGAATATGCTCACTCATTACATCCCAATCTTCGGGAGTAA